ACATCAATCAGCGCACCGCTGCTTGGGCCGCTACCGAAATGCTGGCTCACGCAGAGCCTAGCCTGATCCTGTCCAAGATGGGCATGACCAAGCCGATGCCGAAGAACAAGGCGGAGGCGGTCAAGTTCCGTCGCCCGATCCCGTTCGGCGCAGCCGTCGAGCCTGTGCTGGAAGGCGTCACGCCGACCCCACAGAAGATGCAGTATGAGGACGTGACCGCCACGCTCAAGCAGTATGGCCGTCCGATTGAGATCACCGACAAGGTGGTTGATATGTCCGAAGACCCCGTTCTCCAGCACGCTTCGATGCTTGCCGGTGAGCAGGCGGGCAACACCATCGAGCAGGTGCTGTTCGGCATCCTCAAGGCGGGAACCAACGTGTTCTACGGCAATGGCGCGAGCCGCGCCGTGGTCAACACGCCCATCTCGTTGCTCAAGCAGCGCGCGGTTGTTCGTGGCCTCAATGCCCAGAAAGCAAAGAAGATCACGCGCATCCTCGCGGCCAGCACCGGCTACAAGACGCAGGCGGTTGAAGCGGCATTCGTGGCCGTGGCTCACACCGACCTTGAGCATGACATCCGCCAGATGGTGGGCTTCGTGTCCGTGGCCTCGTATGGCCAGCGCCAGACCATCTCGGATTACGAGATCGGTGCGGTCGACAACGTGCGCTACATCCTCTCGCCCGACCTCGCCCCGTTCCAGAACGCGGGTAACGCCACGCTCAACGGCATGGTCTCGACGGGCGGCACTGCGGTCGATGTCTACCCGGTTCTCTACTTCGGTCAGGAAGCCTTCGCTTCCGTGCCGCTGAAGGGTGCCGACAGCATTGTCCCGATGGTGGTTAATGCCAAGCCGACCGACAGCGATCCGATGGCGCAGCGCAACTACGTTTCGTGGAAGACATGGTTTACCGCCGTGATCCTTCAGGAACTGTGGATGGCTCGCCTCGAAGTTGGTGTCACCGCCCTCTAATAATAGGGCCACGGCCCATCAGGAGTTCAGACTATGCCGACCAATATCAAAACCGGAACGGTCACTGGCACGGGAGCGGCGATCAACATCAGCGTTGGCTTCTCGCCCGACCATGTGATCGTCATCAACGATACCGCTGGTGACAAGCTCGAATGGTTCTCGAATATGCCCGCTGGTTCCGCATACAAGCGCGGGACTGCGGGTGGGGGCAGCAAGATCGCCACGGGTGGCATTTCCCAGTTTACGGGCAGCGCCACCCAACAGGCAGGGTTCACCGTCGGCAACGACGCCGTGAACACCGCTGCTCAGTTGATCCGTTACATGGCCACGTCCAACGGGCCGGGCGCCAACTAAGACCTCGGGGTCGTGGCCGCATAGCCACGGCCCCATTGTCCTTCTGGGAGAATTACAATGACGAAATCGAAAAGCTGCAAGATCACCATCTCGGACAGCGGCGCCGCCACTCACTCGGTTGCGATCAATGGCCGGGTATTCACCATGCCGACCGGCTCCGAGATTGAAGTCGATGACGGCGTAATGGACGCGCTGCGCAATTCAGGCGCGGCGTTTGCGATCAGCGGCGAGGAAGATGGCCCCGACAATGCGGTGTCCGTCTCGCGCGTCGACCCTCCGCTCTCGGGTGGCCCGAAGGTTGTCGTTGGCGACTTTGCCGAAGAAGGTGAAACCAATCGCTTCCTTGCTGGCAATGTCGATGACGACAAGGAGCTTGGCGACGGCCTGACTTCCGGCACCGAGATTTCCACCAACTCGGCTGCTGGCTCGGAAGGCCGCAGCGATTTTACCCACGACAGTGGCGGGCAGTCGGCTCCCAACCCCGGCTCGCGTGACACCATTGCAACTTCGGCTCAACCAGAAGAAGATGCGGCCCCGGCCAAGCGGTCAGCAGGACGACCCAAGAAGGCCAAGTAAGCAGGAGCCTAACCCCCATGAGTAAAGCTTTTCTCGAAAAGAAGATTGACGAGGCGAGTGCTGACGAAGTCCGTCAGTTCGCCTCGTCTTTCCTCGGCATCCCCACCCTCGACCAGAGTGACGATCAGGTTCGGGCTGCGGTTCGCGCGGCCACGGAAACGGACGTGATTTACGTTCGCATCCCGCCTGAGGTGCAGGATCAGACTGGCCACCCGCCCCTTCCCCCCGTGGCCGTGAGTGGCGACGTGGTGCAACAGGTCAGACTACAAGGTGGCCTTGGCCACAGCGATCCCCGCGTGCGCATCGTTCTGCACAACGAGGAAAAGGATGGCGTCATCGTCAGTCGGCACAAGGAAGTCGGCGTCAACGGCGTGGTCTGGCTGCTCAAGCGCGGCGAGCCGATTGACATTCCATACCGGGTTTATCACGCGCTCAACAACGCCAACCGCGATGTCATCACCCACAATGGCGAGGGTGAGGTCATGACCCAGAGCGTCAAGAATACCCCGTTCAATGTGGAGATGATGCCGCCCGCCGATGAGATTAAAGCTTGGGAGGCGCGAACTGGCTCCCAGTTCATGGCCAGCTAAATGACGTTTCTGGACCTAGTTCGTGACCTTGCTCGCGAAACCGGCACACTGGCCGGTGGCGTCAATCTATCCACCGTAATCGGTGCGACAGGGCGCGCGGACAAGCTCGCGAACTGGGTCCAGAAGGCGTGGCGCAATATCCAGAACGATCAGCGCGATTGGCTGTGGATGCGCTCGGAGTTCGAGGGCGTCTTGCTTCAGGGCGCGGATCGCTACACCGCCACCTCGTTCAACATCACCCGGCTGGGCGAGTGGCGCGCCGACACGCCTTACCCCACCATGTTTCTGCACGTCCCTGAACTGGGCACCGACGACACGGCACCGCTTGAGCAGATCGACTATGACGAGTGGCGTTCCAGCTACGGCCTTGATGACGAGGCTCAGGGCAGGCCAGACGTATGGGCAATTTCACCGCAAGACGAGATTGTCGTCGGCCCCACGCCCGACCGGGAATACATCATTCGCGGCGAATACCAACGGTCTCCACAGGCCCTTGTGAATGACCTCGACATTCCCGAAATGCCCGCCAAGTTTCACGACCTGATCGTGCTGGAAGCCGCGCGCCTGCTCAACCAATCCGATGGCGCGTGGGACGCGATGAGCGCGGCTGCGCAGGAAGTCATCACGATGCGGCATCAGTTGAAAAGGGAGCAACTGGAACCCATCAGGGACGCCAGCGGCTCAATCGGATAATGCCGCAGCAATCGACCTTCTACCCTGTGGTGGGAGGGCTTGACGAAACCACGCAGGCAATCGCTGTGCGACGTGGTGCGGCCATCGGCTGTCTCAATCACGAGAGCGTCTATCAGGGCTATGGCCGGGTCGGTGGCCATGAGCGATACAGCGGACTCCTCAGTCCGACCGCAGCCTATTTGGCCGAGGAGATTGAGGCGGATGCAGTCGTCGCGCGCGAGAGCGCCCGCACTGCAATCCAGCTACTCCCCGGCACCGGGCCAGTTCGCGGAATATGGACGCTCGGCGACAACGTCTATGCGTGGCGCGACAACGCGGCCCAGACCGAGGGCGTCATGTTTCGCAGCACGACATCGGGCTGGCAGACGGTCAACCTTGGTCACGCCTTGGCCTTTACCTCCGGCGGCACTTTTGAAATCCTGCCCGGCCAGACCGTGACGGGGGCCACAAGCAACAAGTCTGCTTTCGTTCGTAAGGTGATCGTGACATCGGGATCGTGGTTGGCAGGAACGGCTGCTGGTTATCTCGTGACCGATCCGCCGACCGGAACTTTCGTTGCGGAAAACCTGAACTTTCAAGCCAACCTCAACGTGGCCACGATAGCCGGAACGGCGGTAGCCCAAACCTTCCCGCCCGGTGGGCACTATGAGTTCGAGACCCACAACTTTTACGCCTCCGCGTCACTGCGCGCATTCTATGGCGCCAATGGCGTGGGGCGGGGGTTTGAGGTGGACGCAACCGGCGTGGTCACGCTGATTAACACCCAGCCCGACGCGGCGCTGGACAAGCCTACTCATGTTTCGGTTTATAAGGACCATTTGTTTTTTGGGTTCTCGAACGGTAGCGCCGTCCACTCACAGCCCGGCGATCCTGCACTGTTTGACGGGGCAATGGGTGCGACAGAACTGGGCGTAGGCTCGCCTATCACGGGGTTCGGGGCAGCGCCCGGTGGCGCGCTGTTTATCTTCAGCGAAACCAAGGTGTCCGCGCTGTTTGGTTCCAACTTCGAGGATTGGACCATCGAGGTTGTGACCGACGAGGGCGGCGCTCACCCCGGCACTATCCAACGGCTGACCGACATCCTCTACATGGACAACATGGGGGTTCGCGCTGTGGCCACAGCGCGCGACTACGCCAACTTCCGTGTGTCCACGATTACCAACTCCATTGCCGACACCCTGCGCACCAAGCGCAATCGCGGGGTCGTGCCGACAGCAAGCTGCGTCATCCGCGACAAGGCCCAGTATCGGCTGTTCTTTAGCGACGGCACCGGCGTCTCGATCTTCTTCGGGCGCAAATACCCTGAGTGCATGGCGTTCGGG